TTCCTTCTTATCACCTCTAAAACCATGAACAACATTATCAGTATTCATTGTCATGATCATACCCAAATCGATTGTATCCGTCGAGTTATTGTTACCGACTTCGATTATTGGGTCAGTAACTGTATAGTTTGTTGTTTCTAAATGATCTACTGCTCCTCGTGTTGTGAATCCACCTGTAATTAAAACATCGGCAGCAATTGTCATTAGGCTGTTAGAACCAGAAGTATCGAATTGAAGATCCGTGTCTGAACTTAATACCCCGGACCCGTTTGTAAACGGAATCCTGTTATTATTTAATCCACTTGTAGTTATGGTACCCGTTAACAATGGATTAGCGAGTGTAGCGCCTGTTATTGTTGATGTCCATTCGGGTACAGTTCCATCAGATTTTACTTGTAAAACCTTATATTCTGAACTTGACCCTATAGCGAGTTTTGCTAACGAATTAGTTGTATCTGAATATAAAATATCACCTTGCGTGTATGCTATTTGACCCGTACCACCTTTAGTTTCGGGTACGGTAGGTAAAACGGTGGTTGAAAGTGTACCACTCCCAGTTACTACATTAGCCGCGTTAATATCATGAATATCCGAACCACTCCCTTCAAACGTGGCGGCTTTTATTTTACCGGCGGTTGTGATTGTTGTACCCGTATCTGTTAAACTCATAGACCCATCGGATTCTGCGATTGTATTCCCGAGAACGGCATCAAGAGTTAAGGGAACCTCTGCCCATTCGGGTATATCATTACCATCGAGTCTAAGAAATTTACCGGCGTCGTCATTAGAACCTGCGGGATTGAGTTGTCCGAGTGAATCACCCGACGTTTTACCGTAAAGTATTGTACCCGTTGCATAGCTAGACTGACCCGTACCACCACTAGAAAAGGGAATTGCTCCAGTCGCAAATTGATTTGTTGGAATATCCGTTAACCCCGTACCCGAACCAGCAAATTGTGTACTCGCGGTTATAGTACTACCCGCTATTGTATTAGCCCCTGCAATTTTACCATAAAGTGCATCGGATGATTCTCTTATAAAAACATTACCCCCAACATCGACGTTACTGGTTGTATAAATACTCGTAAGTGCGTTCGTAAACTGAACCGTATTGGATGTAACGTTACCTTGGTTTACTATATTTTCAACCGTAAGGTTCGAAAGGTAATACGAATCACCCCTATAGTTTTGTGCGTTTACGTTACCGACGGTATCTAACGCGTATATTGATTGCGTTGGTACATTTAATTGAACTTGACCTTCATTACCAATACTTATAGCATGACCAGGTGCCGTATTCGCTACACCTATTGCCGACGAAGTGAGTGTACTTGTATGTATTGTACCAGAAACCTGAATTTTATTAGTAACATTTTCATCTATATTAACAGAAGACCCTGTTGTAAATTTAGTAGCTCGAGCTGTACCTTCAACACGAAGCGCGTTGGTATCACCTGTCGGTCCACACATGAAAACTTTATCCTTTACCGATAAGGCGTGTATCGGCGCACTATTTGCGACACCAATGTTAGAGCTTGTTACGAAAGATGTTATAGCATTACTAAACTGAACTGTATTTGAAGTTACATTACCTCTATCCGTCGAAGATTGTAAAGTGACACCACCTAAAAGGGTTGTAGGAACACTCGAATCAACAATTTCCTTTGTAGTCGACGAGTAACCTACAAGATTAGAACCTGCTAAGTCAGCAACACGGAGTGGCGCCATATAAATAGAATTCGCATTCGTTACATCAATTGCAGTATCTGACGCATTAAAAACAATTGTGTTTTCAGCCTGATTCTCAGAAACGTGTTTACCAAACCGGATTTTGGTAGACCGTTCGATGGTAGGTATGTTTTTAACCATATTAATATAAGTATGTATTTTAATTTGCATAGATGAGACCGGCTAAACCATTTTCAATTCTGAGAATGTTATAATTAACTGCATATATAGGATCGGATATATTTCGGGTTTGACTATGTATCTTTGCTGAATCTAAACGACTAAAATTAAGTGTTCCTGTAGGCTGGAGAGAACTTGTTGATAAACAAAAAGAACATAAAAAGAAATCGGGTGACGTTACGAATTGTGTGTGGTAATAGTTTTGTACCTCCATAAAGTGTGGTTTCCCCCATCTAAAATTACCGATATCGAGACCATTAATTTCAATTTTAACCTTATTATCGGCGGATGTTAATGCACCGTTAACTGATGTATCTGAACACGCGAGGTATTTGACTGGGTGATTAAACGTAAGTTCTTGTGTAAGTTCCTGGGACGGTATACTTTTTTGAACTTGTGTGATGAGAATATCATGGTTTCGAGAAACAATATTCCCACGTTCCTCGTTATCGAGGTAATAGTAATTCGAATAACACTCGAAGTTATACGCCCCTGCTTGTGATCCCCAGTGAATACGCAACTCAACTTCATGATACTGTAAAGCAACTATTGGTAAAGCACACTGGGGACCTTCACAAAAGAAAAACCTTAACGGGTAAAAGTATGAACGTGCACTCACACCCGGGTGTGTTCCATTAGAACTTTTAGAAACGTTTGTTGCGAATGTATCTATGGCTATTTTTTCCGTAAATACTGCATCTTGTGTATCCACGACTTGACCACCGATAAGTAATTCGACCTTATCTATGAGTTCACTCCAATCTTGGTAATCGAGTGCTTTTGTGTTATCGTCTATAGTAAAATATGTATATCCTAACAAATCACCTGAACGTGGGAATTTTATGGATGACATTGAATTGTTTTTCACAGCTCCCTGTATCGTTTGCTTTTCGACGGATTGTGAAAAATTAGAATGTCTTTTAAAAGTTGAGTTAAAGAATGATATTTCCGGTTTACCCATTATATATTCGTCTTGAGCACCAATGGCAATGAGTTGAACAATACCGGAAGACATTTATATTAATAAGAGGTTAAAATTATAGGTACGTGACGCCCTGAAATAATTAGTAGGACAAGTTCCTTTTTTTGCAAACGAATTTAAAAACGAAAATGGCATCACCACACGCAAGTGTCTCACCATCTTGTTTATCTAAATTAAAAGTTACTCTATCGAGTTTTCTGATTGGGTTATAATATTGTTGGATAATTGGATACTCGTTTCTGAAATACACCGCTTTTTGGGAACTACTCCCACCGTGTAACTCGTGCTGACACATGATCGTTCCAAAAATACCGTTAAGGTGGTTATCGGCATCATCGAGGTCATTTTTCCCGCGTTGTGTGAAGTGACTTTTAAGTTCTTCTATACCGACGTGTATACACCTTTGGGCATCACCGGTTGTATTAATACTCGCGGCGAGTAGTTGTGCCTGGACAACATTTTCGAGTGGTGTTGGTAAATGAAGTGTAAAATCAGTATCGGAAGTAGTGTCTAGGTTATCGAGTATAACAGTATGGTGTTCGTATTCGAAATCGGGTAAAGTTGACTGACTGGTCACTAACGCCATTTATATATACTGGAGATTTTACTTCATCTTGTATCCCGCTTGCGCGACGACCAATTTTTGGCCACCACAAACACCACCTCTACTATCGGAGTAATATTCACCGAGACACTCTTCCTTGGACTCGAGATTGAAGAGCGATTCTTCATTGGTCGTTTCGATATCGACTGGGCTGTAGTAGCTGGTTCTCAAGAATTGAAGAACACAGATTATGGCGAATACAATCGCGATAGATTTTAGGGTACTTTTGTTGGTAGCGTTAAGTTTCATTTGTATTGAACATACATTTTTTTTATAAAGTGCGTTAAAGAAATTATAATAGTTTCAATATAAAGATTAATGGACGGTGAGATTATACTTAATCGTTCTAGTACACATGTTATGAAATTGGATGATAATGAACAGGCACTAATGAACGAGATTGAGATTGATATACCAAGACCCCAGCCTGTGAAAAAACAAATGCCTAGACCTATGAAAACACAATTTACACCACCACAAACACAAACTTTTCAGGAAGACATTGATTCTTTTGCTAACCCCAATAAACAAAACCACCAATCTGCTCCTCCACCAGAGGAACCCCTTGATTACGGGGAATACGATGATGACGAACCAGGTAACGGGTATGATTACGGCGGTGGTGGTGGTATGGGAGGTATTTACACAGAAGAAGAAAAACCATCACCAGGGTACAAAACAATAGATGAAGAAAAAGCAGACCTTGTGAATAAGATTGGTCGTTTAGAAAAGAAAGGGTTTACCGTAAATAAACGTTTGAATGCATATTCACCTATAGATGAACTCAGGACAGAGGTGAAACGAATCACGTATAGCATAGATGTCGATAAATCCGTAAAATTCTCGAGACGCATGCTTATTGCATGCACTACAGGACTCGAGTTTATGAACAAAAAGTATAACCCATTCGAGATTCAACTCGACGGTTGGTCGGAAAACGTTATGGAAAATGTCGAGGATTACGATGAAGTTTTTGAAGAGTTGTACGTTAAGTATAGATCTAAAATGGCAGTCGCTCCAGAAATCAAACTCATAATGATGCTTGGTGGTTCGGCTATGATGTTCCACTTAACAAATAGCATGTTTAAATCAGTCATGCCTAATATGAACGATGTGATTAAACAAAACCCCGAACTCGTACAAAATATGATGTCTGCGGTTCAAAACACGGTTCCTAAATCACAGCAACAATCGGGTGATACGACGGACGCAAACGGGCGACGCGAAATGCAAGGCCCGGGTTTAGACATTTCGAGTCTCATGGGTAATATCATGATGCCACCAACACCACCAATGAGTACGACCAGCATACCAGCAAACATTAACGCACCAGGTGACGATGATATGGACGATGATATTTCGGATATTGCGGAGGCCGATATAGAAAATTCTAAGAATGAAAAGGATGATGGTGATAATGAAGTTCGTGAAGTTAAGGTTACTCAGACCAAATCAAAAAGAGGTGGTGGAAAAAAGAAAAAGTCGGTCGAAATTAATTTATAAATGATAGTATAAATGATAGGGTATTGTCCTTTAGACGAAGATCCTATTGAAAGACCCCAACGTCAGGAGGTGGTCGCCAAACCCCAAGCGGTGAAACGTAAAAAACGTAACATTTTGGGTGATGACGATACCGAATGTAATTACGTTGTAATGTTTTTTATCGCGGGCGTTATTGCCCTAGCGGTTATGGATTCACTCCCATCTAAAAAGTGAATAGTAAACCATCTACCATCCTGTTTGTTCCAGCATGGTAAATGTGATTTTGTTTTATTTATGTATAAATTGTTATCCGCAATGGTACGTACACCCTACAAACGCCGCTATATGAACTGCGTTACCCTGTGTCGTTTCTATACCATTTGCGTCTAAATACCGTATATTATATGCCAAATCGGTTTCTGACGTATCTTCCCATTGAAATACACCGTTACTATCGAGATCGTTAACCATTTCGGTTCTAACATCTTTTGTATAAAGTGCCTTTGTTTCATCGTCGAGCGTATTATAAAACGTTTCATTACACGTATCATTATCAGTGGAACGTACGTAATACGTGTTCGTAGCACTAATTTTCTTTATTTGTTTTACGGGTACTTGTCCCGGGTTAAAGTTACAATCCATTGTTATTTTTGCGACCGTATAGTTTGCAAGAAACTCAGACGTTTGTTTCATACCGTACCCACTCACGTTAGACGTTGTTATATAATCACCCGCTTCCAAATTACCATTCGTGTTTACTACCCATACACCACCTTCACCTAGCGAGTTAACGTATACCCTGTTATCACCACTTTCCTTATAAAATACACCCACTATACGTCCGGATCTCTGTTCCCGACCCGATTCGTTTGGATCTTCACCGGATGATATAACACCAAAACACGCCTTATCTTGAGCCTTTGTTGATATTTTAACAACTGGTATAGCTTCGTTAACGTGTATACTTTTTGCCCCTTTCAGAGGTGTTCCGCCATTAACTGTCATGTAATCGTTTTGGTTCGACGAAACGATCAAACCTACACAGTTAGAAACATTTGTAGGTGTTACGTCTACTATGGAACTCATGTGTTGACCCGTAAACGTGCCTATTGCACTACTACCGGCAGAAGCTACATTGTTTTCAAACCGAAATATTTGTTTAATTGACCAAGTACTCCCGCCATTAGTAGTTGCATTAGCATACCAATACATGTTATGATCATAATCACCAGTGTTATCCACGACCGTGTACCAATGACCATTACCCCTAACATAATGTATATATGACGTACGGACTGTACCATCGAGAGTGATAGTTTGTCCACTCGATGAGGCTATATGGAGACAAGAATCCGGGGTAGAATGGTTTATACCTATTTTACCTTCATTACCATTAATAACGAGTTTATCAGTATTAGTATCAGATTCAACGAATCTTATCCATTTATCGGAATAAAATCGTAGATCATCACCCGCGGAGCTACTTGTTATTTTAGATACGAAACCGGACGTTTTATTGAAATGTATACTCCCTCCATCGAAGAAAGCATCACCAATAACGTGTAGACGTGACGATGGGGAACCTGTCCCAATACCAAGATTATCGAATATTTGAACATTTCTATTTGTACTAGACGTCCCCGCACCTACAATATCGAGTGCGCCGTTAGTACCCGAAGTAAACGTACTGTACCCAATTTTACCCGCATTGACTTCTTTTCCGGATACACCCGTCCCCCATTCGAACGTATTTGATCCGGATAACGATGATGATCCACCACCACCGCCAAACGATTGTGCGACTCCATTAATTCTTAAACTACTACCACTAGACATGTTAATATCACCGTCAACATCGAGTTTATAACCTGGACTTGATGTTCCTATACCAATATTACCAGAACTGATAATTCTGAATCTATCGAAACCACCTACTGTAATCTTAAAAGTATCATCTAGTGGAAACCCAAAGAATGTATTTGTATCACCTGTATGTGTAATATAACTAGGGACAGTAAGTCTACCACTACTATCTATATTCAGTCTGTCGTTTCCACCCGTCCTAATTACAAACTGATTATTACCTGGAAACCCAAAGTATGTATCTGAATCACCATCATGTGTAATATAATCGGCGATATCACCATTAAAACTACCACCACCACCGCTTACGGTTGTCCAAGAAACAGTGCCTCCACCACTCGATGTAAGAACTTGACCGCTCGTACCCGCACTCCCGTTTGCTAGAATAGCCTTTTTAAAATCCGTCCCCGACGAACTAAATTCCATGTGCGTTTCTGCATCTAACGAATCCTTACTATTCGCTATTTTTAGTTTATCGTTAGCATCGTTATCGATACCCATACACCACCCGCCTCCGGCTTCATTCGTATTCCATGAGACAAACGGGTCACCCGAATTTGCGCCGGCGACTTCAATTGCCATTATGGCATGGTTTGTACTCGAAAAACCTTCTTGTTTAAGAAGTATACCGTTATTCGTTGGTGAGGTATTACTCGTAAACTTAGACGCGAATACCTGTAAAGGCGCACCCGCGGATGAAGATGATCCGAGACTGATAAGGTTAGAATCATTTTGTCGGAGAGTTCCCGTAAAGTTTATATCCCCCGTAACGTCTAACGGGTGGTCTGGACTATGAGTACCACCTATACTTAATCTATTTTCAATAAATGCGTCTCCACCAACCGCCAATTTTTGTCCCGGTGGTCCCCAATTATACATTTCAGTAACATTAGGAAATTGGCCAACATAATTATCTTGTGTTGCGTGAAACTGTTGTTCGTAATGCGAATTGTAATGTGCCACCATTCCAATGTATACGTTAGTCGCACTATCACCTAAAGGTGAACCAATATAATGGTTCGAATTATTACTAGACGCATTTGATAAAGTGTCAACAGACGTTAAAGCGACATTTACCCCATTAATCCATAATTTTGTATTACTTAACGTTGTGATTTGTTGTGGTTTAAAAGAGTAATATACATGGTACCATTTATCTTTTGTTAAACTATAAGCTGGACTTGGTTGAATTTTACCAGTTCCAAAATTTAAACGTATATTATCATTTGTTACCTGTAATCTAAACCCTGTATGATTAGTCGCGTGAGGATTACCGTAACTTACTAGTGTTACACCGCCATACGTAGAGTGGTCGTTTATAAGTTTAAACCAAAGTGAACCAGATATACCGTTACCTGTTATACTTTTTACTACGTCACCATCACTATTATGTATACGAACACCTGTACCCGATAATGTAATAGCACCTTCACTCTCGTGGTGCGTTATGGTACTATTACCTACACCCTTACTATCTAAACGTCCTTGTTTATACGATGCCGAAGAATTAAATTCATTAAACGTATTCGAGTATAAATCATTACCATTTTTAGTATGTGCAGACCTCGTATCGTATAAAATTTGCCATGGCCATTTACGACCTAAAAAACTCTGTCCATGTAAGTACCCCGCATTAACACGTCGTCTTCCAAATATATCACCTTCCACATCTAATAACGCCTTTGTTTCACATTGTGTGTTTTCAACACTGGTTTCAAACTCAGCATTTAATTTAAAATTTCCAGCTATATTCATTGTTAATGCGGGATGGTGATCATATTCACCGTCTGCACTTGTGTTAAACTGATTACTATTATTCTGATTAACATACGTGTCTATACGAAACTCGTTTGATTTGAAACGAATCATATCGGGGGCATCTGCACTCGTCTTTTTAGAAATAAGGAGTTCTGAATACCCCTGCTGATTAGCATCGTTACCATCTTGATTAAAATGGTAAATTCTATTTTCAAGAGTTGTGTTTTCGTACGTGTTATCAAAGAAAGTACCACCAAACTTTATTTGTTTCTTAAACGTATTTTGTGTTGAACCGTCGTTCGGACCGACGAGAAAGGTATCAGCTGCACAGTACCCACCAACGAGTGAATTACCATCAAATCCACCTGTTAATTTATAAAAATAAAAAGTTATTAGACCGGTACTACCATAATCCCAAGCGGAAGCGGCTACAACATCACCTTTTGATATTGCAACTGTACCATAAGCATGGTCTACACTACTACCTAA